CGGTCAACACCCATCCAAAAGAAAGTGCCGTCCATCTCAACCACAGAGCTAGACGACATGATAGACGTTTGGTTAGACACCGTGTCGTAGCGCCAGTAGTAGGGCGCCGTGCCTGTGAAGGACACACGCACCAGTGAATCAGTGGCCCAGAAGAGGCCGGAGGGAGAAGACGTACCACCACGAATGGGGAAGCCACGCACGATCTTACCAGCCGTCACGTTCACCTCGTTGGCAAGCGTGCCGTTCCAGTCACTGAACGTTTGCACGTTGGCCGTGGACGAGTTAAACACCACGTTGTTGTTGCGTAACAAACCAAAGTTGCCGTACGCAAACACAAACGGGTGCAACACCACAACACCGCCGCTCACGTCAATTGGTAGGTACGTGGGCGTTGTGCCAGTAGAGTCAATTACCTGCGTTAGTGTATAAATGTTCGTTGTTGGGTCGGGCAAAAAATTACCCGCGTAAAGTGAACTATTTACACCCGAGTCAATGTTGTCTAGGTTGTGTCCGGGGTGTGCCAACAACTTAGAGTTGCCTGTGCCAGTAGAGTCGTAGGCAATGTCAAACTGCCACAAATGTTGGTTGCTTGTTGCAAAAAGATTGGGAAGGTATATTTCAAACGTTCCCGTTGTGGGCAACCCTGTTACAGAAACTAAATGCAGTTCTGTGTAGTTGCCGGGTGTGTTGTACGTGGGTGTTGTGTCTGTTGTGTAGTTTGTACGAACACCTGACGTGTTGTAAGCCCAGAACGTTGTGGGGTTCGGAAACGTAGAAACATAGTTGCCGTGAACGTGAATTGTTCTTGGCGACACGTTAACTTGAATAACAGCAAACGTGTTACTAAACTCAACAGGGAACGGGCCCACGCCAACACCTTGGTCTGTGCCTGTGTTGAACACCTCAACGCCGCCGTTGCTACCCGCGTAGATGTAATTAACGCCGTTCAGTGAGTTGGTGATCATCCCACGCGGGATGCCGGTGGGGGAGGCAAACATCTGACGGTAGCCGCCAATCTTCTTTGCCTTACCGCGCTGAAACCTTACCCACTTGCCGTCGTTATACTCGTCAGCCTCAAACCTTGTGCCGTCCCGCTTGATGCCGGGTTTAACAAAGAGGGTGAAGATTTTGGACGGTTCAGTCGCCATTAGAACGCCCCACCAGAGATCAGGTCAGCCTGCACGCGCCCCACAAAACGGGTCACGTAGTTGCCCACACCAGCGGTTGCGTCCATGGTGGCAATGTTGGTGCCCGCAACAGAAAAGCCCAGTTGGCCGTTGTTAGGAGAGTACATGCCCGTCACGGGGTCAAGGGTAAAAGTAAAAGCAGGAGACGCCGCGGTGCCCCTGTTGGCCAAGTACTGGCCGATGTTGGTTTGAATCAGAGGGTACAGGTTAGTACCATCGCTCAACACAATCACCTGTGTAGACGTGGGCAAAGAGTAGGGAGGCTGTGCGCTACCCTGCACTTGGAACGTGACGTTATAGCCGCTCTGGTTGGTGTCGTTCAGCAGGTAATACACCTGAGTCACGGCAGGCAACTGAACCGCCAAGGTTGTTGTGCGGGTGCCGCTCAGTGCGGTGTAGCGCTGAATAATTGGCGTGTTGGTGATCAGGCTCAGTGTGCCGCCGGCTATCACGTCCACGTCGTACGTGGCAGACGAGAACGTCAAGCTGTTAGGGCGTGAACGACCAACCGTAAAGAAGTCTTGTTTGGCAGGGTCTTGGTTCACGCAGATAAAGCATGAATCTCCAAGGGGGAGGGCCAAACTGGACAGACCGTCAATGGTCGAGCCAACAGACGATGTGTTAATTGTCAGCGTGCCGGTGCCGTTGTTGCGCACCAGAACGTACCAACCAGAAGACAACGAGGCCACAGCGGGAAGTGTTGTAGAGCCCGCGCCCCCGGTCCACACAAAACACTGCGCGCGAGACGCGTCGTTCATTGTGATAGACGAGGAGTACTCGTTGGTAATGATCGTGCTCTCTAGCTTGCCTAGAATGGCCGCTGTGCTGTTTCCTGCCAGTGTGGCGGCGTCTGCAAAGGACGTACCAACACCGAACGCCACAGTCTGCCACACACCCACCGCGGTGGTGTTGTTTGTCAGGTACGTGTAGTACGCCTGACCCACGGGCACTGTGAACGAGCCGGTGCCGTCAGAGCGCGACACCGTGAACGGGTTAGCGCCTTGGTTGCGGAACAGAATGTCCTCACCAACAGAAGCCTGTTGTGCGTTTGGCAACAGGATAATACCGCCGGCAGAGGACACAACGTCCATGATACGGGCCGAAACCTGCTGACCCGCCGTGCTGACGTACTGGGGCCAGTACAGTTGTACCGTGCCGGACAACGCAAGAGACACATAACTTACGTCTGTTGGTTGGATTACGTTCCCTGTAAACGGGGAGGTGTATGTTGGCATTTAAGGTTCCTGTCTTGTTGCGTTACGGTCGACCATGCGTCTTTGGTCTTCGCCTTTGAGCGCGCCAATGGCTTCGTCGTAGTATTGTTTCCACATCGCAAGCTTGTCTGCGTTCTTAATAAAGCCCTGTGCCTGAAGCAAGGTGCCGTACAGCAAAGCCTGTGGGGCCTCGCGTGTTAAGAGGTTTTCTTGGTTAGTGACATCAAGCGGCTGTATGCGGCTGTAATAAATGATTTGCAACGGGTAAGCGCTGTTTGGAGTTGGAGCAAGAGCCCAGTGATCATAGTCGTAATCTCCGTAGTAAAGAGGCTGTCCGTTACTGGACTCTGTTTGAAACTGGGTCACGTAGTCCATGGACCGGTTTAGCACTGGCTGTCCGTTGATCTTCATGCTAACTGTTTTGCGCCAACGGGCCGGTTTTTGAATCACCGGGTCGTTGACAATCAGCGTGGTGTTAACCACGTTTAACTGCATGAGGGTTTTGATCTGGGCGGCAATGCTCTGCTCGGTCAACATGATCAACCGAGGAATTTGCGCAACAAACGACGTGTCGTCGCGCTCAGAGTAAGTAATGACATCCTCTACAAGGCTGTCATAGGTCATTGCTTCTGCGGCCATTTGGTACCTTATTCAGTTACGGTAGGCGTTGTTTCTTCAACCACAGGCTTTGTATAGCCAACGTCTACATCGTCTGCAACAGGTTCATACTGGCTTGCAACAGAAGAGTGAAGGCAATCAGAGATACCAAAGCCGTCTGGCGTTATAAATATTTCTACGGCTGTGTTGTCAATAAATCGTGCAAATTTCATTTTCAATACTCCACAATTACTAAACCCTTACCACCATTGTTAGAACTAGAACCACCACCACCTCCGGGGAATCCGCCGTTACCGTTACTAGCACCACCTCCGCCGTTAATGCCGCTGACTAGATTTGGCCCACCACCACCCGTGCCAACAAAATCAATTGATGCAGAAACAAATCCATTACCCGGAAGAACAGTTGCAGTAGTTGATTGGTATTGACCACCAAGACCAAAAATACCAGAGCCAGATACATTTCCTGCTGTAGCGCCCCCACCACCACCAGCGTTTCCCGATTGCCCATTGCCAGAGCTACCGTTGCCACCATTACCCCACATACCGGCAACCCCGCCTCCAGAAGGGGAAACTCCAGTGCCGCCTGTGGTGTTTATATCACCACCCGCGCCCACTCCGCCACCTCGCGCTGGAGAAGTACTACCTGACCCACCCCCTGTTGCAGAGCAATAAGAACCGAAAGATGATGTACCACCAAAAACAGAGGAAGATGTAGACCCTGCGCCAACAGTGACCGCAATAGAGGCTCCTGATATTAAACCCGTGATGGTTTCCATTGTGAAACCGCCTCCACCTCCTCCGTCATATCCTCCCGCACCCCATACACGGACACGAACGCTAGATACACCAGCGGGGACAACAAACGTGCCAGAGTTTATAAAAGGAACAACAACCCCGTTACCAAACGTGCCAGTAAAAGGGTTAGAAATCGTGCTTGTAATTAAAGGGACTGTCATACATTTCCAATCAAGTTTACGTTACGACCAGAGATTGTTCCCGCCGCACCAAATGTCACTGGGTTTCCAAAGTCAAAGCTCTGACCCGCTGTTGTGGAGGGGTAGCTTGAATTTAACTGCGCAGGGCCGTTAATCACAACAGTACCCTGACCATTTGCGGGGGCGGCTGTTGAAGACACACCAACCAATGAGAATCCAGTAGCAGTGCTAACAGGCACAGGATTAGAAGGAGTTACACCAGCGGTTAAAGACAAGTTATATGTATAGCTTGCTGGGTTAAAAATTAGATACGTCAGTTGTCCAGTTGAGTTAGCGGCTAAGAATAAAACATTATGACCAGCCATTCCACAAGCAGTAAAAAACAAATTAGACGTATTGCTGTTTATGCTTAAACTTGTTATCGTAACGCTATATGTAGTAGTATCTCCACCACTTGTAAAACTTGCGGGGGTATAAATATATTTAATGGATGTAGTACCAGAATTATGTATTGTTGCCACATCTCCAGATCCAGTTATTGCTAATGTAAGTCCTGAAGTACTATCAAAATTAGAAGAACTAGACCAAGAACTATTAACAGGACTAGTTGACGCATTTGAATAATGAATTGATTGCGCTATATTTGATGCGGATGAATTTACATAAACATATTGAACCGTTCCGTTTGGCGCAGTCACCGCTCTTAAATCATTCAGAAATCTTGATGATGTACCTTGACTTACAAGACCATTAGTAGTAAAAACGTTTGTGGAGTTCTCTTGGTAAAACCCATATTTAAGACTTCCAGAGGCGGGGTGATAATATACTAAATAAAACCCATTTGGAGTTCCAGCACAAGTCATTGTTGCTGGATTTGAGTCAGAATTAAAATAAGCGCCGCCAAGATTAGTCCCAGAACTATTATAAAAATTATACTGGGGGCCGTTAGTTTCTGGATATACAAGCACAAAACGATCGTTTGTAAGTGCGGCTATATCAAAACCCGCAGTAGAGGCACTAAAGTTATAACCGCTACCTGCGGATATTGTTGTCAACAAGGCATAAGCACTAGATAGTATCTGTACTGTAATTCCGTTACTAGGTGAAGTCCTAAAATAAGCGCAAACAATTTTACCGCTAGACAAAATAGCAATTTTAACGCCTCCATAATTTATAGCGGTGTACGCATCCGTGGCTAGTGTCGTAGTACTAAGAAGTACCCCCGCGCCAGAAATTCGAGCTAACTTGATAGTTCCTCCAACACTGTATAAAACAAGCACCGATCCATCACTCAGCATAGCTGTGTCTAAACCATATGGACTTGTTGATGTATCTAATACGGTTTGACCAGAAACTAGCGTAGTTACACTAGTTGATTGAGTGGTAGTAGCAGAAACAGTTGATGTTGCTGATGCTAAAAATGACGCTCCTGTTGGGGTTGAATTACTACGGGCATATCCACTAACAGGTTGCGCGGCACTTGAACCAACTGAAGATGCAACAAAAGATGCCGCAATGGGTTGATAAGTTGTTGGGCTAAATTTTATCCAGTTAATTTGAGTTTGGTTATTGGGGGGAGCGCCGGAGAAACCAGCGTTAAGTGACAACGGCGTATAATTTAAGTTAATATAGCTTGTTGTTTGTGTAAAACTAAAAAAAGCATTGCTATTAGTAGTAACAGAATAAAGTGGTTGGTTTACTCCTGAAACCAGCGCGTGTGAAGTATTTAAAATAGCGTAATTTAGTGTAGCTCCATATGGACTGCTTACAGTAGATGTAGATGTACGATAAACAAGAATATAATTGCCATCAGCTAACGTAAACGGTCTAGCAGATACGGCAATAGCACCAAGAGTATAAAATGGATACACCACCCCAGCGGAAGCAACACCAGCGGCGCTAATGGAACTGTAGTATGGCGTTCCACTTGATACCCATGCAACAAGGGTAACATCGCCAGCAAGAAGAGTTGCACCCCCCCAATTTGATGTATTTGTTGACGTTGCGTTAGTAATTGCTGTTGTTGCAGTAGATACTACGTTTGTTGCGCTTCTGATTTGGTAATGAAGTTGTGATCCGCCGTTGTAAAAAATAATTACAAAACTATTGTCACTTCTAACAACAATATCAAATTGATTGGAACCAGAAGCATTAGAGCCGGGGTTTGTCCAAGCATAAACTTGAACTCCTGTAGCACTAAAAACTTTGTACCATAGTTGTGCGCTGGTAATGGCATAGGCAATGATATAAGAACCATCTGGCCTTGCATAAGTTTGAACAAATGTTGTTGCGCCTGCTGTAGACCCTGCGCCTGTGTCAGTAGCTGGTGCTTTTACTACTGTTCCTGTGTTTGAATAAATTGCATACGACACGTAGCTATTGGTGTTTTCAAACCACGCAACCGCAAAACCACCGCCAGTTAATGCGCAAACCGAAATATTTCCTTGAGCGCTATTAAAACTTGCCGTTCCAATGATTGTTTGCGCAACAATTACGGTTCCTGCTTCATCCACAATTTTGTAAGCAGGATAATTTGAGTTAGCGCTGGCACTATTAGAAATTAAATAAACAACAACAATATTACCGCTGGTCAATTTTGCAGTGTTGCGAACCTTGTACGCATACCCTGTGTTAACAATGGGTGCAACCTCTTGCCCAAAACTGACGTTTTGAATGTATGTAGGCAAGTCTGCGTTAATTGGGAACGTAGCAGTAGCTACGTAGTTCCCCGGCGGTGGAGCAATATCACCAGCGCAGTTGTAAATTAAATCACCAGCTTGAAAGCCAGCGGTGCTGTTTACCACAGCGCTTACAGGTGATAATGGGTTGTTTGGCGCAGAGCCAACAGTGGTAGGTGCGGTAGGTATGCCGCTCAATCCAAAAGATCCATTTGCCATTTTAGTAGTCTCCGCCCATTGCAGTCACAACAAAAGATTCAGCGTTAGCCGTGGACACACGCAGGGTGGATCCGGGGGCAATCATGATTGGGAACAGTGTCTGATACGTCACAGCCTGTAGCGCCGTTGCATAAGCTTGCACTGTGGTAGACGGTGTTGCCGCAGTCACAGGTACCTCTTCGTACAAGAACGTGTTAGCCGCTGTGTTAGCCGCCGCATCAGAACTTACAAACAAACG